TTATTGCCCCAGCGTGATCGCCCAATCGTGCACCGCTTGCAGTCGCGCGGTGTTGTCGGCGCAGGTCAAGGCGTCGTCGCGACTAACCGCAAGAGGCTCGCGGGCTACTTCTGCGAAGTCGGCCCCAGCAGGAATACCGGCACCTTCACCGGGTCGGTCGCCGCTCGCGGCGGTGTCGGCATGGCCGGGCAGATGGGATTGCCGGCTGCGACCCTGAGCGCTGGCGAGCTGCAGGACGGCAGCATGATAACGATCCCGCAGATCAGCAGCAGCTCGATCAGCGGCCACCGCAATTTTCGCGTTATGGGCATCTTTGACTTCCTTTGCGGCGGTGGCTTGCTGAATGGCGCTGGCGTTCGCGCTTTGGATCGCGGCAATGGCGCTTGCGCGCTGCCGGGCCAAGCCGGCCCATCTCGCCGCCTCGTGATGCTCGACCGCCCCGAACACCGCTGCCAGCAGCGCGACTGCGGTCATCGGGTGCGCCAACAGCCATGTCGCCGATCCCCGCGCCCAGGACATCAGGCGGACCGGTATAGCGGCTTGGGGAACGGCCAGGCCGACGACGGTTTCGAAAATGCTCATGCCGTTAAAACCTGAACATGCCGGCGAGCTTGGCATTCGCCACCGCGCCATCGGCCACCAGCTGATTCAGCGACGCAGCCGGGTGAGTGCCGTCGAGCGTATTCGACAGCTTCACCGTGACCCCGACCGCATGGGCAAACAGCAGCCCGCTAGTCAGCGTGACGAAGCAGTTGCCGCCGGTGCTGTAGGCGCTCGCATAGGTTCCCGCCGTCTCATAGCCGCCAGTAGCGTCCAGAATGGCCAGAACCGCTCCAGGTGGTGCGCCGACATTGAGATAAAGCCCGGTGGCGCCGGCTGTTGCGGCGGTGGAGACGGTGGCCGTCCAGCTATCCTGCGCCGCGACGTTCCAGGTCCCCGCGACGCCGCCCGAGCCAACCCCGGCATAGGCATCGGTCATGTCGAAGGAGCGATCGATATACGCCCCATTTGCTGCGGCGGGATTACCGTTGGGAATACTGCGGATCCAGTTGTTGATCTGCCAAAGAGACGCCGCCGGATATGTATAGCTGGTATTGAATGCGGCCTGTGCGCCGGTGGTCTGGAAACCATCTGTAGATGTCATCCGCTGGAGAACCGACACCTGGATCAGCGGTACATTCCATGCGGCTTTCAGCGCCGCCCAGGTCGCGGTGAACAGTGCTTGCCATGTCGCGACAACGGTGGTGCCGTCGTTGGTTCCCAGCGCGCAGACCGTGGCGGTAAAGGGCAGGCGCTGGCCCGCGAGCAAGGCAATCGCGGCGATGCGGTAATAAAGGCCGGCGCCGCTGCCCGTCCCGGTGATTCCAGCCAGCTTGCCGCCGGGCACAGCCCAATTGAGGTTGGGCAGCCGCTTCGCACCATTAGCGGTCGAGGCCATGCCCCGGCCGAACCAGCTTGCCTCGCCGCAGTGATGGGCGGTGGCGCGCGGCTGCGTCCAATAGCGTGGCTCGCCTTGACCATATTCAATGCTGGTGCCGATCATCAGCGGCACTTCGCGCCCGTCCCACCCCTGCGCCACAGCGGCGATCGGACCGAAGCCATAGACGTTGTTGCCCGATGGCGTGGCGGTACTGATGCCGCCAGCCGTCGCCAGCGTTGCCAGCGAACTGGTGCCGACCTGGACGCGCTCGCCAAGCGCCTGGTTATAGGCCAGCGTGGTCGAGCCCGGTTGATAATCGGTGGCCGGTGTGATCAGCGTGCGGTGGCAGCGGATCATGACCCGGGTGTTGGGCGGAACCAGCCAGGTCTGCTTGCCCGCGTCGGTCCAGGCGTGCGGCGTCGCCCCGCCATTGGCGGTCAGGGTGATCGAGGCCGACCCGCCGAAGGTCAAGGGCACGGTGCGCTGCGCACCGGTGATATCAGTGAACACCATCGTCACGATGTCGATCTGGATAGCGTTGGTATTCGCGCTTTCCTGGTTGCTGCCCGAGTTGGTCAACCACCAGTTGGCGAAGAGAAATCGCTGATTGGTGGTCCAGTACTCATCGGTGATGTAGACCTTTTCATAGATGGCGTATTGCGCCGAGGTGCCTGGCTGATAGCTCGCCGTGAATGCGCGCCAACCCTGGCCGGTGATCATTTCGGGGCCATAGGACAGCCCGGCCCTGGCGGCTTCGTTCAGCGCGATGATCTGGGTCGGCGCCGGGATCGGAGGCATGCTCATGGCTTTGTTTCCCACATACTGGATTGGACGGCGTTCGTGTCGAGGCCAGGGATCATCTCAAAATCTCCGCAGGGCAGCGATCAGGCCACCATTGGCTGGATGGGAAAAGTCGAGCTTGCCCGCGGTGCCAACCCCGCTGGCGCCGTTGCCGCCGACACCGCCCGCGCCGATGCCGAAACCCAAAATGAGCTGCGAAATATACCCGGACATTGGTCTGAAACTTGCGACCATGACTCAGTTGCCCGAGTAAGCGATCTTGTCGGTCGCGTTGCTGCCGACGACCGAAACACCGCTCGCATTGGCAACAGCGAACGACATCGATTGCCCTGGGCTCAGCGGATAACCGGAGGCGGCGCTTACCCCCGCCGCACCGACATAAACCGTGCCGGTATTGGCGGGCAGCGCAGTGACGATGAGCCCGTTCTGGAGAGCGTTGGCGGGCAAGGCGACCGCAGTCGTCGTCAGAACCTGCTGGCCGGTGATCGGGACGGAAGGCAAAGGCCCCAGGACCGTGCCGATGATATTGGTGCCTGACGGAAGCGACGGCAGGCTGACCGGCTGGGTCGCCTGCCAGAACGTCCCGGTGACCGCCAGGCTGGGCGCTGTGCCGATGTTCATTGTCGGCGGGGCGGCAAAGTCGGGTAGCGTTCCTGAAATACCGAACGCGCTGTTGGTCACAGCGCCGATGCTGTTCGTTCCGGAAGGCAATGCCGGCATCGAGGCCAGACTAACCGGCTGTGTCGCTTGCCAGAACGTGCCGCTGACGGACAGCGGATTGTTGAGCTTGCTGTATATTCCCGAAAGCCAACCCCGGATCCCCGAGCCGCCCGCAGGAGCCGTGATACTGGAGCCGTCATTGCCATCGGCCGCAGCGCCCGTGGGTAGCGGCAAGACCGAGGCCGAGACCGGTACCACCTGGTCGCTGGCAATCACTACCGGCGCGCTGCCTGCCATCGGCGCTTGACCGTTACCATTGGGAAATGGAATGTTTTGAGTGACGCCGGTGGCGTCCTTGACGGCTAGGGTCATTTCAGAAACTCCGGATGGCAGCGATCAGGCCGCTATTTTCTGGTTGGGAAAAATCGAGCATCGCCGGCGCCCCCGCTGCCGGGGCAATCGCCACCGTGATGCTGGTTGCGTGTGGCGAATTGGGGCTGCCGCTCAGTGTTTCGGTCAGCACGATGGCATAGCTGCCCGCCAAACCGCTGCCATCATAGGCCCAGCCCGGCGCCGCGTTGATCGCAAGTCCGGTTGGAAGGCCGGCAGCAGTGATGGCAGAGCCCGATGATGCGCCAAGGATCATCCCGCTCGCAGGCACGGCCAGCCTCAGGCCAGCAGAAGATAGCGACAGCGCCGCCAATAACGGCGGCGCGGCGAATTCGCCGATCGTGGTCAGCCCGACAAGCAGCCCGGAATCGGCGATCCATTGGATGCTGCGCAGAGTCATAGCGTGGCTGGCTCCGCGAGCATGACGGCGGCCGGGTTGATGATGGTCACCGCCCCGGTTTCATCGGTGATCTTGAGGTCGATCAAATAGTTGCCCGAGGGCAGCGCCGTACAATCCCCGGCGTCCAGCGTCAGCAACCAGCCAACAGGAAAGCTGCCATTGGCGGGGCGGTAGGCGATCGCCATGCTCGCCGCGTCGGGCGCTGTTGCAAGCGGCGCGCTCCGACCCACCGCAATGGGACGCAGGCTGGAAGCAATGAGCGCCTCGCCGCCCGGCTGCGCGCCGGTGTCGGCCACGCCGATCGTGATCGTCTCGCCCCGATATCGGGTGTAAAGCGTAGTAGCCATCGCGGTTCCTTTCGCCGGACCTGAGAAAAGCCGTACTGCGGCGAGCTATCCGGGAATGTTGCTGTCCGGGCCCGCTTCTGCGGCGATACCTCCCGGTCCCAATTGCAAGCGAAAGGCCCGGGTGACGTTTTCCATGCCGTAAAAAACTGTGCCCAACCCGACGATCAGCAAGGCGCCTCGGGCAATCTCGCGCAGGGCCCCGGTATCGTCGCGCAACGCTTCTGTAATCCACCACACCAGCGCCAACAGTACCAGGACGACTCCCGCCTCCACACCCGCGCGCAATGCGCGGCGCGTGTTGGGATCCTGCAAGCCGGTCATGTCGAAGCTCCCAACGCTGCGTCCAACGTCAAATAAAGGGCGGCTTCTGCGGCGCGACGGCGAACCAGACCGGGCAGCACTCGTCCGCCACCCTTGTCCCAGGCGGCGAAGGCTGCCGCGGCGTCATGGTGATCGCCGGCATGATGGAATCGTAAAACGCTCGAGCGTAAGAAAGCGCCAAAGCCGATATTGTAGGCCAGTGAACCCATCGCCCCGAACTGGTTGTCATTGGTGGAGGATGTGCCGCAGGCCCGCGTCATTCGCTGGGCGAGGCGACCCAGGTCCTGGACCAGGCGAGCATCGGCTTGCGCCTGCGTCCACACCGCGCCAGCGCGAACATCGGGGCCGGTAGCGCCCCAGCCGATCGTCCAGGGTGCGCCGCCGCTGCCAGGATCGGGATAAGCCTTCAGCCGGCAGCTTTCGGCACGGCGCAGGATTGCCAGCGCGGCAGGATTGATGGCATGAGGGATGGCGGCCTCCTGGAAAATGGGATTTCATTGCCTGTGGCGCGCTGTTCCATGGCGCGGGCCAGCAGTTTACCGTGCCTCCTGGTTCCGCGTTTCACCTAAAAGAACCCGTTTATCCCCTTGGCCCACGTTAGTCGCTATGACATACAATGGTCATGGACAAGAAATCACCCTCTGCCAGCCCTGAATTCTCGGTTCGCGAGTTCTTCGCGCGTTTCCCCGATGAGCAAGCCTGCCTCGATCACATTATGCCGGTCCGCTTCGGCGGCACGAAAATGGGCTGCCCCGCCTGCGGAGCGGAAGGCCAGTTCCACAAACTGCGCGAACGTCGCGTCTATGCCTGCCCGAATTGCCTTCACCAGATCGCGCCGACCGCGAACACCATCCTGCACGACACGCGCACCCCGCTGGTTAGCTGGTTCTATGCCATGTATCTGTTCTGCACGACGCGCCACGGCGTAAGCGGCAAGGAACTGGAACGCCAGCTTGGCGTGACCTACAAGACCGCTTACCGGATCGGCCAGCAAATCCGCGACCTGACTGCCAAGGCGCAGACCTTTGACGCGCTGCTATCGGGCCACGTGGAACTGGACGAAGCCTATGTTGGCGGTCGCCAGTCTGGCGGCAAGCGCGGCCGTGGTGCGCCGGGCAAAACGATTGTGATGGGGCTTATCAGCCGCGACGGCCCCATGAAGGCTGTTGTCATCCCCAACGTGAAAAAGGATACGCTGCGCGGCGTGGTGCTGGACAACGTAGAGCCGGGTTCGACCGTCTCGACCGATGAACTGTACAACTACAATTTACTCACTGGCGACGGCTTCAAGCATGGCACTGTCAGCCACGGCAAAGGCGAGTATGCGATCTATGATTACCGCATGAAAGAGACGTTCCACATTAACACTGTGGAGGGCTTCTGGCGGCTGTTCAAGGCGTCGGCGCGGTCAACCCATGTGCAGATCAGCGCCAAGCACATGCAACGCTACCTATCTGAATTCATTTTCCGCGCGACGAACCGCCAGCGCGTGAACGGGATGTTTGATCTTCTGGTAGGGGCGCTGTGACGCACCCCACCATTGCGTCGAACTCAGATCGGCTCGCTGGCCCTACGCCCTTTGCTGCTGCCTGCGCTATGAATTCCGGTAAGCGGCCTTTGACGTGACCCCCGGCTTTCATCCAGCCGGGACCAGAGACCGGGTATTGTTGTGGCGCAGCTGCGCTGGTGGAGCAATGGGCTGCGGAGCGTAGCTTCCAGCTACGCGGAGCGGAGCAGCCTCTTGCATGGCGATACCTGCGGCGAAGGCCGCTGGCGTGGCGTATCCGAGCGAGGAGTGCGGGCGCTCGGTGTTGTAATCCTCGATCCAGCCCGCGACATCGTCGCGGGCTTGGCCAAGCGTCAGGAACAGCGTCTCGTTCAACAGCTCGTCACGCATGCGGCCGTTGAAGCTCTCGACATAACCGTTCTGCATCGGGCGACCCGGCGCAATGTAGTGCCACTCGACCTTGGTCTCGCCCGACCAGCTCAGCACCGCGTTCGAGGTGAACTCGGTGCCATTGTCGCTGACGATCATCTTCGGCGTGCCCCGTTCTGCAACCAGATCGGTGAGTTCGCGCACGACCCGCCGGCCGGAGATCGAGGTGTCGACCACCGCCCGCAGGCATTCGCGCGTGACATCGTCGACGATGTTCAACACCCGGAAGCGTCGGCCGGTGGCGAGTTGGTCGTGCACGAAGTCGAGGCTCCAGCGCTGGTTGGGCAGCGCTAGCACTGGCGTAGGTGCCCGCGCTCCGACAGCGCGCCTTCGCCCACGCCGACGCCTGACGGTCAGGCCCTCCTCGCGATACAGGCGCTGCGTCTTCTTCCGGTTGATCTTGATGCCGTCGCGCCGAAGCAGGACGTAGCCGGCGATAGCCGAACCGCCGGCGCTGCTGCGCCAGGTCGCGCAACCGCTGCCGAAGTTCGGCATCATCGCCACGCTGCGAGCGGTAGCGCATGCTCTTCCGGTCCGCCGAGATCACCCGGCACGCCGCCGCTCGCTCATCCCGAACGCCGCTTGCAGGCATTCGACGGCTTCGCGCTGCGCGGCGGGCGTCACCACTTTTTTGACAGCAGGTCTTTCAACCCCGCATTGTCCAGCATGACGTCGGCCAGCAGCCGCTTCAGCTTGGCATTCTCATCTTCCAGCAATCGAAGCCGCTTCGCCTCGGATACTTCCAGGCCGCCATATTTGGCCTTCCACGCATAGTAGGTCGCGCTCGACATCCCATGCTTGCGGCATAGCTCCGTCACCACCGCGCCCGCCTCGGCTTCCTTCAGAATGCCGATGATCTGCTCTTCCGAAAACTGTTTCCGCTTCATTCCGTCCGTCCTCTGATGGGCCGGACTCTAACTCCAAATGGAGGAAAAAACGGGGGTCAGGTCACAGCGCGCTCATCTGGTCCGCTGTATAATCGATATCAATATAGGTAGAAGTGAATGAACCCATTGACTGCGCAGTCGAGAAAACAAACAGTGTATCCGTCGCACGGCCACGAATGATCCGCAGGTAGTTGCCACCCAGGAATGTTCCACAGTTCGACCATTCGCAATCGACGAAATCGATCCACGGCGGAGCCTTGGTCATGTCGCGGGTCGGGTAGGCGTAATTGTAGAGCAGTCCAGTGGCAGGCCCCCCGGTCACGGAAACCTGCATACAATTGTAGAAGCGGGGCGACTTGACCGCTCGGCTGATCGACACTCAGCGCGGCCGTGGTCGTGGCGGGCAGCGCGGTGCTGGTGCCGGCCGTCGCCACCACGATCTGCGATGGCCCGCGCAAACCTGAAATGCCGTTGTTGATCGCCGTCGCCATGGCCACCCACACGGCATTGCCCGACAGCCCGGCCGCGATGTTGTCGAACACTTCGGGCACCAGCCCCGGCAAGGTGATCGTTACCCGCCAGCTGCCGCTCGCCGTTCCTGCGGTGAGCATGGCGGCAATGCCGTTGCCCAGCGATCCGGTGTATCTGGACGTAATGGTAACGCCGCTGGTGCCGATGTTGGCCGTGGCGGCGGTATCGCTGCCGTCCGTGACCCGCACACAGCGCATGTTGTTGGCGCCATTCAGGATCGCCGCCCAGGCGGCCGTTCCCATATCGTATTTGCGCGGCTGGATATTGCCGAAAGTGGCGGCGTAGGACTTGATGTCGCCGATAACGGTCGGCGAATTCACTGGCCCCCAACTCGCCGTGCCCACCAGCCCCAGGATATTGGTCGCCACGCCATTGACGTAGTTCTGCTGGGGCGGGACAATCTGGACAACGACATCGGGAACGACGAGCGAGGTCGTATTGACCTGCCCTTGCTGAACAACGGTCATGAATACGACTCCTGTGAAAAGGGCGTGCACAAAGATGCACTATCTCCCCTCCCGCTTGCGGGAGGGGCCGGGGGTGGGCACTCGCTTCGGCGCAGCAGCGAAATTCAGGACAGGATCGAAACCGTCGCGATATCCGCACCATTCACGTCCACCGTCACATCGGTCACCGTGGCCGTGATCGCGGTCAGCGCCATCACCTGCGTGGTCGCGTAATTGAGCGCGTATAGTAAATCGCGCCGATAGATTCCCGCCTGCTGCTGGCCGTCGTCCTGCAGCGAGCTGTCATAGGTCATCACCGCCACCGACCCATCCGCCAGCACCAGCCGCGACACCGCCGCCAGTCCTGCGTCGATGACCGAGGCGGCAGCGTCGCGCCGTGCAAAAACACCCGCCCAGATACTGATCCGGAACATTCGCGTTTGGCGGCGCAACTCCAGCACGGCGCTTGCACCATTGTTGCTCACGAGTGCCCAGTCGCCGTCATCCTGCGAGATCGAAGTTACCTTGTCGCCAGGCTTGGGAAACACCGAAACATGCATCGTCCCGGCGGCAAGATCGCTCGCCAAAGTCACCGCTTCGGGCCAGCCCTGATAGACCAGCAAACGATAGCCCGTTACCGAGCAGGCCGCCACACCCTGCGGGTACAGAATCCCCGCAATCAATGCCACCAGCGCGTTGCCGGCATCCGTCATGTCAGCCATCAGGATTCCTTGTTGTCGCATCGTTCAAGACGAAAAACCGGTGCCCACTTTTTCGGACGATGCTAGGAATGCGCCTCTTTGGCTTGCAATCGATAGCCCAGGCTGGTCAGTTCAGCGCCCTCGATCACCAGCACTCGCCCGGTATCGTCGATCACCCGGTCGCCCGGCAGCAGCGCCACCGGCACCGAAGGCGGCAGATAAATCATCCAACCCACAGCCAGCGCGGCGCCCGCAGGCAACGGGTCTTTCAGACGCGTCGCCCCGCCGCCAAATATCATCGCGCAGGGCCAGCCAGTGTCCTGCCCGAAATTGGTCGCAGCCGCCGTCCCCAGCACATCGACCATTCCTGCCGCACCGATCCCGCTGTACCCGGTCGCGCCCGCCGTATTCGACGCCAGCGGCACGGGTCGCGTTATGCGAATGAAGCGGTTGCAGGCAACGGCAATAATCGGCAGCAGCGACTGCTTGGCAGCAACAAAGAAATACGCAGGATCGATCTCGTCATTGGCGAAAGAACTGTTAGCCGTGGCGCCAGTGCTGACCAGGTAATCGCCTACCTCGGCTTGCGAGGCATCGAAATCGGCGTACCACACCACCTTGCCATAGCTGTTCGCCGACGCATACTTGCCGTCCACGGCATTATAGGCGACCGGCAGCAACGCCACCAGATTGGCGAGCGGATTGAGCGCGTCCGCCGGACGAAACACCCGTGTCATGGTGCCAATCCGCGCCGCCGCCTTGCCGCGCCCCTCATAGATCCGCGCGTTTAGCGTGCCCGCGTCCATCAACCGCGCACCATGCTGACTGCCGAGCCAATCCCCGGCCCGACCTGCAACCCAGGTCCCGGCGCCACGCCCAGAAATACGCACATCCGCAGCGACCATTGCGCCAGCAGCGCCAGCCGGTCGCGCACCTCATGGGAATTATGCTTCCACACCGCCGCCGCATCGGTGTCCAGATTGTCTCCGGCCAGCGGAATGGCGCCTTCCAGGCTGTTGAGGTTGGCCAGATAAATGCCAACCAGAACCACCTCCTCGCTCGCGCTCAAGCTGGTCAGCCGCGTGTAAAGCGACATCGTCACAACACCATATTGCACGTAAACCGTGTCGCTATTGGCATCGAGTACCATCGTCGTGCCCGGCGCGGCATAGCCGGCAAAGCGGCGCGCATCGGTCATCTGGGCAGCGGTGAGCATGGGCGAAACCTTGTCAGCAAAGGAGAGTAAATAGGAGCGGCCCACCTGCGAGGCGCAAACAGTGACTGTTTCGGGCCCTTGCAGCATCCCTGTGACGAGAGGATTCAAGGGCCCGAAGCGCACTTGAATTACCCCAGCGACAATACCGTATGTTCCGGCTTGATCGCCGCCGCGCCCCACGCAACCCGGACGTGGTAAACCATCTGCATGAATTGGCGGTAGACGGCGATGTCGAAGGTGATGCCCGATACAGGGTCGGTCACCTGCACCACGTCATCCGCCATATCCATGGCCACGCCATCCGGTCCCACCGGCATCTGTGGCGCCCGCGTGATCAACTGGATCGCGGAGCGGGCAAAGGCGACGTTAGGCGTGCGGTTCGCTGCGACCGTCATCGCCGTGGTCGCCGCAGGGATCGCCTGCACCAGCCCCGGCGCGCCGATCGAAATCGTGCCCGGCGCGGAAATACCCAGCTGCACGACATACTGGTTGAGATCGCCCGCAAATGTAACGATGTCACCCGGATTCACCGTCCCGGTTCCGCCAATCAAGGCGATCTGCGTGCTGCCGGCAGCCGAACCCGCGCTGGTCGTGGTATAGCCACTGCCGGTGCCCTTGGTCTGCATCGTGACCGCCGCCGATTCATGCAGGTCAAAGCCTTCCAGCCGGCCCAGCACACCGTTGCGCAACAGGTCCGAAGTACCCGCCTCGCTCACCTTGAACAACACACTCTGCACACCGCGCAAATTGGCGAAGGCCGAGGTGCTGCCGACATATTGCAGCTCGCTCGTCGACGCGCCATTATCCGACAACATCTTGCGCACCTGGGCAATGTCCGAAAGGTTGCCCGGCGTCCCGAACGGCGCCGTGCCGGCAACACCATAAGCTCGGCTGGCATTGGCGATCGCGGCATTGAACAGATCGACCTCGATCAGATTGGTCAGCGTGCGGAACCCTTGCGTGAACTGGTTCAGCAACACGCCATTATACGTCCCGGCATTGCCCATGCCGCGCTGTTCTTCACCGCCCCAGCGGATCGGCACATGCTTGGACTTGGCGATCGTCATGGCGATGCTGGTAATCGTCTGGTCGCCGGTATTGGGCGCCGTCACGCCGGCGATATTGTCGTTCGCAACCTGCCCGGTGGTGATCGGCACCAGGATCGTCTCGTTCAGCGCCGCCCGCGCCGAAGAGGTATCGCGCGATACGGCGGGAATGAAGCCGACCATCTCGCGCGAAACCACGTCCAGCGCTTCATACAAGGTCGGAATCAGCCCGGTCAGGGTATTAGCCATGTTGTTTTATCCTATCGATGGAGTTGAAATTCAGTCGGTTATCGAAGCCTTCCCCGCCGCCGCATCGCGGGCAACCGCCGCTTGTCCGGCCGGGGAAAGCGCCAGGAACTGCGCCCGGGTGACATGGCGCCCGCCGCCCCGCACACCGCCGCCATTGGCGCCGGAGCCCGAAGCGCCGGTGCCCTTGAGGATGGTATCGCGGTAAGGATAAGCCTGGACGATGATCGCCATCGCCTCATCGAAGCTGGCCGGTTCGCCCGGATTTGCCGGGCTGGCGATGCGGTTGCCCGATCCGTCGAAGGCCACCACCTGGCCATCCTCGATGCGGAACTGCCCGCCGAAACGCGCCTCCACCAGATCAGCGGGTATCGCCAATTTGTCGGCAATGAACCGCGACCGGGTAAACGCGCCGCCGATCCGCGCCTTGACCAGCTCGCCATGCAGCGCATCGCGCTCCTGCACCACGGGCTGATACTTGGCCTCGGCCGCCGTAGCTGCCTCGGCCCGGGCCCGCTCGATCTCGCCGGCATCCACCAGCAGCTTCGAATCAAACGCGGCGATCGTCGACAACGCCGCCTTCGCCGCCTCCGGATCGTCGATCCCGGCATAGGCTTTCAGCCGATGCTCGGCGATCTCGGCTCGTTCGCGATTTGTTCGAGCTTCGCCATTCAGCCGCGAAATCGCCGCCACCGTCCCCGGCGCGTCGAATGCCACCTCGCGGCCATCGTCATGAACATAAACCGGCTTGCCATCCAGCACCGCCGCCTTGCCATTGTCATCCAGCTTCAGTTTCATAATCGGTCATCCAACCAGAGTAAGGGCGTCCGCCCAGGCAACCCAAAACGCGTCCGCGCCGAGCCATAGTTTCAAAGAAACAAAGAAATTGGAGCGTCTTTCTCCCCTCCCGCTTGCGGGAGGGGCCGGGGTGGGCACTTGCTTGAAGAAATCAAGAGCCGGCCAAAACATTGCCGCCACCAACCCAATCGCCTATCCTGACCCCCACACCAAAAGCAGGAGCCCGCCATGGATCCATTCCCCCACGACATCTTCACCGAACCCAGCGATGTCGACCCCGACACCCTGGCCAATCTCGGCCCGCTGACGCGTCTCGCCGGAGAATGGCAGTCACAAACCACCGGCATCGACACCAGCCCCAAAGCCGAAGGCCCCGAACGCCGCAAATTCATCGAAAAAATCACCTTCGACGCCATCGACCCGCAAGCCAACGGCCCGCAGCTATTCTACGGCCTGCGCTACCACATCCACATCACCACCGAGGAAGAGGACATCACCTTCCACGACCAGATCGGCTATTGGCTGTGGGAGCCGGCAACCGGCCTGATCCAGCAAACCCTGGCCCTGCCACGCGGCCAGGTCGCGCTGGCCTCCGGCCACGCCAAACCCGGCGACGATCGCCTGACCGTCACCGCAACCCGCGGCACCACCGAATACGGCATCTGCTCCACCGCGTTCCTCGAACACGCCTTCCGCACCGACAGCTACCAACTCGACCTGACCTTCACCGGCCACGACATCTGGAGCTACGACATCCGCACCACCCTCCAGGTCCGCGGGCAATCGGAGCCGTTCCTACACCACGACCAAAACACCCTCCACCGCACCGCCCCCGGAAAACCAAACCCCCTCCAGCAAATCGTCACGCAAAGGGCTAAAGCCACAGCAGAGTAAGTCACAGAAACAAAAGGCAAAGACTCTGGGGCCACAGCCCCAGACCCCGAAATTGAGCGGCACCTCTTTTCCCCTCCCGCCTGCGGGAGGGGCCGGGGGTGGGCACTTGCTTCTATAACGGTGCAACGAGACCACTCAGCCCGATCTCTAGCCGGTCCAAACCGGTCGAGATAGCCGCTAGCAACATCAAGGTGAACGTAGCGCACTCATTCAAGAGCCCAAGGGTGCATCAACCGCCCATCATCCCGGAAAGCCTCTTCACACAAGCATCCCGCCGAGCCGCCATCGGGCTAGCATTCCCAATCGCCCGCAACGCCTTCACCGCATCGCGAAGAAACGCCCGCTCAACCCCAGGCTCCGGTTCGATAAGAGGCGAAGTGCAGAAACTATCGAACCGCTCAGGCGTATCCGCCATCGCCAACACCCCTTCCGGATCATGCGTCAGTGCCATTGCCACGGAATAATCCACATCTTCCGTCCATTCCACATTGGCAGTGTTGTGCAGGCGGGAATAGCTGGCCAGCGCACGTGGCTCGCCCCGCTCCAAAGCGGCCAGGATGGCCCGCCCCTCGGCGGTTTCCGAATGCCATGGGCCATGCGCAAGATCGTGCTCCAAGCCCAGCCGCTGCACAGCTTTAATATCACGTGGCCGCTCCACCTTGTCGTCATAAATAAACAATTGCCGGATGATATTTTTATCATCTCGATATTTCCTGCGCAATCCGGCCAGTTCTGCATCAGTACCCCAACAGGTTTCAGATATTTTCCGGTTAAGGAACGTCCCTCGTGCGCGGTCGTACGCAACCTCGCCGCGAAAGTGCTCACACTGCATCCGGCGAGTGATAAACTTATCGATGTCGGAGTGGACCGGCGCCGCCAAACCGGCTGGAATTGTCCGGGTCCGACTTTGGCGAGCAGGTTCAGGTTTGCAGGCCACCAAGCTGACAAGAACCGGCAGGGCAAGTGCCGCTCCGATTGTCGCTCGGGCGCGCGTTCTCAGCCTTTCTAGCACGTCATCGATCTCACAACTCAATCATCAAATGACTTATCGCTTTGTCACAAGGCCAAGATTTAAGCCATTATGTTAGCTGTGCATTTGAATTCCAGGGACAGCCAAATGAACTGTCATGGCAATTCTCTCATTGTTCTCCGGCCCCCAACCGCTCCCGCTCCACCCCCCAAGACCGCTCCGAGTCAATAATCGACCGCCGCCGCATCTCGTCAAAGAACGTCTCCGGCGAAACCAGCCCACTCTCCGCCGCATTCAGCAGCAGGGTAGCCGAAGCATCCGACAGACTATCGACGCCAAAATCCTTGAACAACTCCACCCGGCTCCGCGTCACATCGCCCAGCCACAGCGCCGTATAATCCAAGCAAGCATTCAACCCATCCTCGAAATTCTCGACGATCGACTGCAACAGACAACTGCTGGCCTGCCCCTCGCTCACCACCTGCGTCGCGGTCGCATTGCCCTTCTGCTTCACAAGCAATTCCGCGCCCAACTGCCGCATCCGGTCTTCCAGGTCCAAAATCGAATGCCGCCCCGCGTCGATGGCGTGGCCGCCATGCTCCACGAATTTCAGATCGGCGGTATCCTCTGCCACCACCACCGCCGACGAAGCCCCGATCCGGATCGAGGCATTGGGATCGAACCCCTTGCCGAACAGGATCGGCACCCGCGCCACATGCAAGATCGTCTGCTGGTCGCTCGAAGACTGCCAGTGCTCGCAATTCAAATAGGCCAGGTCCAGCAACGGCGAAACACCAACCCCGAACGCGCGCCGCACCCCATAGAAAAACTGAAACGGCACCACGTCCAGCGTCGTCGCCCCGGCATCATACAGCAGCCACTCGCCATTCGGACTCCCTGGCGAAGAATTGGCCGCGCGTCGCCACAACTCCCAGCCGCCCGGCTCCAGCACCCGCACCTGCTCGACCTGCCGCTCCGCAAACCGCCCGTCTTCCTCGGCGACATGTTCCAGCAGGCGCAACTGGCGCAATCGCCACTCGCCATCGCTCCGATCGGCCTTCGCCCCCAGGATCGCCGCCGCCGAGTAATGCGCCCAGAACGGGCGAATACCAGCGGCCTTCTCCTCGGCGCGGGTCATGCCAGCCGGGGCAGGGGGGCAATCCACCAGCACCCCGCCCAAACCGTGCGACAAACAGCCGCGCAGCAAGGTCTCGCAAAACCCAGGAAACTCAGTCCCTTGCCCGTCGATATCAGGCAGATACCGGGCCACTGCCGGGGCAACCCGCGCACTCCCCCCCGCCTGACTGAACGGCTTGGCCGCCATTACCGACGCCGTGCGTCCAAAGAAATTGGTCAAAACCGCCGTATCCAACCGCGTTTGATATGACGCATCGTCCTCGGCGGGAAACTGCGGCAACAATGTCCGACCAGCGCGGCGCATCGCCCGCGTCCCCCCGGTCAACCCGTCCAAAATCGGCCATTCCGCCGCTATCGCCGCCACTGCCCCGGAAGGCGTGCGCACGGAACCGGCATCAGCAATTTCCATCATACAATCAGCTTCCTTACCGCAGCGGGCCCGCGCCGCCGGATCAGCGGGGCCAGCGCATAGCGCACGGCATCCCAGACATGGTCGTCACCCGGCCGCAACAGCGGCAACACGTCGCCGGTCAACCGGTCAGTCTGGTACGACCAGCCGCGCGCCTCCCGAAAGGCATGCACACAGCGCGAATGAATGACGATCCCCTCATAGGATCGCAGATGCTCGACGCCGTCCTCGACCGAGCCCGGCCATTTATCGGCGGCGACACAACGCGGAAAACCATGCCGAGCCACGAAATTGATCGTCTCCGGCCGCGAATTATCGGCGCGAATGACATGATCGCGTGCCCCATCGATCCGCGCAAACAGGGCCGGCGTGTCATCGATCGCCACTTGATGGCCATAGGCCTCTTCCTCGATATACAACCGCCGCCCATCGACCCAGCATTTGACTAGCACCGTCGGATCGACCGAAAATCCCCAGTCCGCCCCGAAATAAGGCCCATGCCACCCCGGCAGCGGCACAAAATCAACCTGCGTAACCCGGCCCTTCAACACCTGAGCCTCGGTCTGGCGCAAAAACCCGCCTTCCCAGACGTGATGATAGGTGTCCGGGCGCTGCGCCGCATCGCGGCGGCGCTGACGGTCCAGCACTTCGGGAAACCACGGGTTGTCCTGCCAGTTCAGCGCCGTAATCCTGGTGCGCGGGTCGCGCGTCTCCCGAACCCGGCCCCCAAAGCGGCGATGCGTAGCACTGTCCTCCCGCTCGGGATTCCACGTCACCCATAACTCGCTATCGGCCTCGCGCAGCGTCGGGATCAGCCGCGCCCAGGCCGCTTCGCTCACCGGCTCCGCCTCGTCGATCCACGCCAGCTTGAGCCGCGCCTTCGACTTGATACTGTCGATATTGCGATCCATACCGCTGAAACTATAATCAATCCGCCCCGGCAGCGCGGCATTCGTGCGGATATAGGTCTCACCGATCTCGAAAAACGGAGCCAACCAGCTCTGCGTCACAATTGCCGCCCGGATCTCCGCCATCGAGCTGTCGGCCAGCGAATTCATGAACTGCCGCCCGCACAGGATAACCCCGTTCGCACCATTGCCCGCCCATTGATAAGCCCGAACCGCACTCATCAGTGCAAAGCTGCGTGTTTTCCCCGAACCGCGCCCACCATAGGCCCCGCGCACATCCGCCGAGCCGCTGAAAACCCGGCGCAACCGCGGCGGCAGTTCAATCCTGATCGTCGCCGGCTTGATCGCTGGTATCAGGGTGACCGGCACTAAAATCTTTTTTGGTGCCATCAATCAGTTCAATCCGATGATAAAGGGTCGGAGCGCGCGCACCGCCATCGTCGGCCGCACCGGGACCGGATTTGCCATAACCGCGATCGAGCAGCGCCATCGCCGCCGAGATCCGCGAAGCCTCGCTATTTCCCTTCGTCGCGACCTCGGCCAACACTTGCAAAGCCGCCTCGGTATGCGCCCGCGCCAGCTTGCGCAGCGACGCAGCGCTCAGTTTGCGATCCGGCAGTTTGGTGCGCCCTGCAGGCATGGATCAGCCCCTCCGATGGATTTCGCCCGCATCGCGATCAGAGCCAGCGCAATATCGGGGCCATGTGTGCCATGCGCGGAATGTCGGTGCGGGCAGGCGGTCCGGATTGCTCCGTATCGCCTGAACTTGAATAATCGAGTTGAGCAGCAGGCGCAGCGATCGCCAACACCGGCGGCTTTCACAAAGCGTCAGCCGCCGGCCCAAGGAAAACCAACATTTGCGCGTCATGCCGCTAAAACGAAAAACGCCCGCGAAGCCAATTGGCCAGCGGGCGAGGTTTCACTCGAAGACTGCGGCACCGGTTGGTTCCCTGCGGCGCATCTTTCGATAATGTCTATCTGTCATGGTTTTCGTTGCAAGGCAAGCACTAATTTGCAGGATTGCAATATTCTTGCATCCGACGCGCTCACTTCAGTCCACCTTCGCCCAGCCGCCGATAAACGCGCGCCGTGTCCTCCCCATCGATCTCGCGCCACACCGCATCGCGCAGTTCCAGCCACAGATCCAGCCCCGCGATCAAGCGTCGGCGCGCCTCGCGCCAGGGCACATTGTGAACCCGCGCGGTCCCCACCAGATCGCGGTCGCTGATTACCATGTCGATCACCATTCGGCGCGGCATCGGCAACCGGTCACGCCAACGGCTATAGGTCATCTCCAACCGCACATGCGAAAGCCTCTCGGTCAGCATATCGCGCGCGCTGCCGCCACAATCGACGCGCGCTTCCAGCCGTGCGCCGCGCAGCGACACCGCACGTTCGATGCTCTCGGCAATGCGGGCGATCTGCCCGGCGGCTTCGAATTGCGCGGGCGAGATGGCCCCGCGTTCGTGCATCAGCGCCAGCGCCGACTGCTGCCGGTTCCGCTTGGTCGAAGCGCGGGTATTGGTTTCGACATGGGTGACCAGACTTTCGATATAATCGCCATGGGCCTCGGCTTCGGCTGGTATCAGCGGTTCACCAGGATAACGACGAACAAGATGGGCGATATCCACCCGTTCCTGCCATTCGCGGTGGGTTTCGCCGGGCCATTTCTCCAGCGGCGCCGCAGGAGCACGAGCTTTACGCGCGATAGATTTGTGGCGGGCGGCGACGGATGCCATATGACCTCTCCTGCAAAAAACGCTGTGAGTTCGGCGCAACGGTGAGCGCCCATGAATAGGCGGGACGAGACAGTCCCGCCTTTCGAGTTCCGCAGTTGACGATTGCTGGAGCATCGGTTTCGCGCGTGTTCGCAGCCGAGATTACCCCGACCGGCGATGACCTGGAGGCAAAGGGCGCATGCCCTGGTACTTTCCGCCGATTCCCTGACCTTGTATTAGTAATTATGCAAATTTGCAATAGCAATCTTGCTCTTGCCGATATTTAGCATTGGTGCTAATTTCACGCCCATGACAGGCATGGAATCCGACACCGCTTTCGTCCGCGCCCTCTGCAACTGGGCGCGCCTTGCGCCAAGCGCGTTGGCGCGGGAGGCCGGCCTCACCCCTACGACCATCTTGCGCCCGTTCAACGGCATGGCCACGACCCGGCTCAGCCAACCGACGTTCGAGAAATTGCAGTCCCGCTTCCCCGATTTCCCCGGCTGGCGGCGAGAGCGCCCCGATCTCCCGGGTCTTGGCGGCGACCGGCTCGACCCGGCCGCGCCGCGTGATGAGATGGCCTACGTGCGCTCGGTCGACATCAGCTTCGGCATGGGCAACCCGGCGGTTGTAGATGAATACCCGGAAACGCAGCTCGTCCCTTTCAACCTCGGTTTCATCCGCACCATCACCAAGGCATCGACGGATCAGCTGGTCATCCTGGGCGGCCACGGTGAGAGCATGGAGCCGACACTGCTACGCAATGACATGCTGCTGATCGACACCAGCCAGCGCCAACCGCTGGTGTCGGACCTGATCTGGGCCTTTCATTATGCCGGCGGCGGCATGATAAAGCGCTTGCGCCGCATCCGTGAGACTTACCACGAAGAGCGTCGCGACCGTTTCCTGATCATCTCGGATAATGCTGCGGTTCCCGACCAGATTGCCGATATCGGTGACGTCCACGTCATCGGCAAGCTGATCTGGATAGGACGAAAAATGTGA